GGTTTAGACAATCAAAAAGCCTATCAAATTGCTGGAAATCCAACACTAAACGAATATAAAGAAAACGACAACATAGAGGCTAAGAAAAAAGAAATTAATGAAAAGATAAAAACTTTTAATCCGTCAATACCATCAGAAGCGGAAAAAATAAAACTATTAAATGAAGCCTTAACTAAATTAAAAAAAGAGGATGAATCACAAATAAAAGTATTAGATTATTATAATATTTTTGATGGTGATGCATATAGATTTAGACCTAGAGGTTTCCTTTATATTGTTGGAAGAAAACAATACTTTGAATTGTATGAAGAATTTAATAAAAGTGGGGAAGTTTCAATAATAACTCCATTTAGGTTAAGTGATAGTGTTAACAGTGCAATACAGACTTCTATTGTACAATGGAAATACTTTAAAGGTTTAAAAGGTAATAATCCACAAACTTCTTATTTTTACACATCACAAAAAAATAACGGTACTTTGGCAACATATAAAAAATGTCTTGACACTGCTCACCAATTCTCGCCACCTGAATCTGAAAAATCAATAGAGACATTCCAAAATGTACTTACAATTTTTGTTGGTAAAGACGGTCAACCGTTAATAGATTACTTTAAACCAGCATAAAACTTAACTTTTTAAAAAAAAATCACTATATTTGTATTATGAATATAGGTAATATAGTAACTAAGACTAAATTAAACGTTGATAATTTCAATGTGTGTGATGATTTAGAATCTATTAATAAAGGATTACCAACACTTATAATTGGTAGAAAATTATCTAAAGAATTGTTAGGTGAAGGAATATCTATAATTCATAAAAATATAAGTAATAACCTATTTTGGACTTTTGATCAAACAGAAAGAAAATCTGATTTTGAAAGTGATTTTGAACAATTTAAAGAATATTGTTTTGATAAATTTGGTGAAAACATCCCTTATGTTTTTTTAGATATACTCTATGGTAGTAAAAGAGTAAATTATAGAATAATAAAAAAAATATTGTCTCTTAGTTCACCAGTAATTTATTTTACAGAAAACGGTATGGTTTACATATACAGTGAAAATATAATATTTGGCATAGATTTAAATGTTTTAGAATATTTCGAAAATAAAAAAGATAAGATAATAAGTAGAATTAAAAGGATAAATGATATTACTTTGGTAGATCATAAGATATTTAATAAATGTAAGGATTTAATATACAAACTAAAAAATAAAAATAGATATGTCCCTTACATTTATGGAAATGGAGACGAGCGGTAAAAATATAACATTAGCATCTTTTGTATATCAGGATAAATTAGAAAGTTTTAAAAATTATTTATATAAAAGATTTGGAATCAAAGAAAAAAACATATTTCAATATAATTTTGAAGAATTAAATAAAAATATTTTAACCTTTATGGTTAAGGTTGAACAAGATCAAAAAGTGGAAACATCTTCATTTTTCCCACCAACAATAATAGTCCACAAAAAGGGAGAGTGTTTTTATACTATTAATGCATTAAATAAGTTAATAGAAAAAATAAGTGAACACGAAGTTGGTAATCTAGATTATAAAAATGTTAAAATAAATTGGGACGATTATCAAAACAAAATGATAATAGTTAAAAACGATGAATTAAAAATTATCGACATAAAAAAACATTTTTCTTAATTTCACAATATTTATATAATAAAAGTATTATGGAAACAAATAGAGATACTAAAAAAAACGATAATTTAGAAAAGTCACTTAACGATTTTTTAAATGATAACAACGCAAAAAAAGAAGATTGTGTTGGAGAAGAATGTCTTATTAATGATGGAAAAGAAATTGTAGAGAGAGTGAATAAGATATATAAAACTAATGACGGTAGACAACTAATAATGTGATATGAACAAAAAAGTACTTTCTGAGGAATTAAAAAGATATAAACAATTATTGGAGTACACATTTTATGTACCTGAAAATGAAAAAGATGTGAACGGTACACTTCTTACAGATGATAAATACATTACAGAGCAGGATCCTGCGGGTGATGAAGATACAGAAGGTGATGATCCTTTCATGTCGTTAGGTGGTGATGAAACTGCACCTGAAGCTGGTGCGGAAACTGCACCTGAAGCAGGTGGAGAAACACCTGAAACTGATCCATTGGCAGATGATGCGGAAGTAGAAGATGTTGATGCGGATGAAACTGCAACTGAAACTCCTACGGCTAGTACAGAAACTGGTGAAGAATCTGTTGAAATAGATGTGACTGATATCGTAGACAAAACTGAAGCGACTAAATCTTCTGTAGAAGGTATGAGTAGTAAAATGGATGAGTTGTTGGGTAAATTATCTGAATTAGAAAATCAAGTTTCTGGTATGGATAATGTGATTAATAAAATCGATGAGTTAGAAAAACAAATTGAAAAAAGAAATCCAACACCTGTAGAAAGATTAGAGATGAGATCTATGGACTCATTCCCATATAGTATTAAATTAACTGATTTCTGGAAAGACAAAGAAGGTTATGAGGCAACCGAAGACGAAGAAGAGTTTGTCCTTAAACAGAGTGATGTTGATAACTACAACGAAAAAGATATTAGAAAATCTTTCCAATTCACAAAAGACGAAGAAAATAACTAAAAACCCCGATTTTTATTGACTTTTAGGAATATCTTTAGTATATTTGTATATAATTTAAAATTTTTATACAATGAGTAATACTTTAGATGCAATTCTGTCTCAGTACGAAAAAAACACTGAGCCAGCGAAAAGTGGTAAAAAACTCTCTAATGAAGACAGACTTAAAAAGTACTTCAGTGAGAAACTACCTAAAGGGGTAAAATCCCACACAAAAACATTCCGAATCTTACCTACAAAAGATGGTAGTTCTCCATTTACGGAGGTTTATTATCATGAAAAATTAGTTAATGGTAATTGGGATAAAATTTATTGTAACCATTTAAACGATGGTGAACACTGTCCACTATGTGAGGCTAAAGACGCCTTATATGAAGATGGTTCAGAAAAGGCTAAGAAATTGGCGAAAGACTTCATACCTAGAAAATTCTATGTAGTTAAAGGTATTGATAGAGAGAATGAAGATCACGGAGTTAAATTTTGGAGATTTAAGCACAAATATACTGGTGACGGTATTATGGATAAAATCATTCCTTTATTTAAATTAAAAGGTGATATTACTGATCCTAGAGAAGGTAGAGATATTATCATCACTACAGGTAGAAATGACAAAAATTTTAGTGTTGTAAATTCTATTATGGCTGACGATTCATCTATCCTTACTAAGGATAAAGAAAAGGCGAATGATTGGTTTAACAACGATGAAACACACAGAGATGTTTATTCTAAAAAGTCTCAAGAGTATTTAGAAATTGTGGCTACTAATAAAACACCTATTTGGGATTCGGAACAGAAGAAGTTCGTTGCAGAAGAAGACAAAGAAGAAAAAGAAACTGCGTCTTTAACTGATGAAATCAATATGATGAGAACTGAAACTTCTAAGTCATTTGAATCTGAATATGATAGTGAAGATGAAGATACTGATTTTGGAGTAACTTCATTAGATAGTGATGATGACGAATTACCGTTTTAATATATAATATGGCGAAACAACCACTAAAGAAAAAAGCATCTGATTTTTCGTCTATAAGAAAGAAGTTTTCCTCTAGTGAAAAGTACAAAGAACAAAGGTACTTTGATCTAGGGGAAGCCTTTCAGAAGGCGACTGGTCTACCAGGACCTGCTATGGGTCAGATTAATATGCTTCTAGGTCATTCAGACACTGGAAAAACAACTGCACTTTTACAGACTGCGGTAGATGCACAGAAAAAAAATATTCTACCTGTTTTCATCATAACAGAACAAAAATTTAGTTTTGAACACGCTAAACAAATGGGTTTAGAAACTGAATACATTGAAGAAGTTGACGAAGAGACAGGAGAAGTTTCTGCATACTGGGACGGATTCTTACTTTATAAGTTAGGATTTGATTATATCGAACAAGCGTTTGATTATGTAACCGAAGTATTAGACGCACAAAAAAATGGTGAAATTCCACACGACATTGTGTTTTTGTGGGATTCTATTGGTACGATACCTTGTCAAATGAGTTTTGACGGTAAAGGTGGTAACCAACATACTGCGAGAGTTATATCTGAAAAATGGGGTATGGGATTGGCACAAAGGATAACATCTTCAAGAAAAGAAAGTTATCCATACACCAATACTATGGTTTTCGTAAACCAACCGTGGGTTGCTTTACCTGATAATCCATTTGGACAACCAACAATTGCACCTAAAGGTGGTAATTCTATTTACCTATCATGTGCATTAGTATTTTTGTTTGGAAATCAAAAGAGTTCTGGAGTATCTAAACTTTCTGCGACTAATAAGGGTAGAAAAGTTAATTTCGCAATTAGAACTAAAGTGGGTATCCATAAGAACCATATGAATGGTTTAGGTTACGCAGATAACAAAATACTTGCAACCACACACGGTTTCATTGAAGATGATAAAAAAGACATTGATAAATACAAATCTGAGAATAAAGATTATTGGGCAGAAGTATTTGATGGTGTATTTGATGACACATCTTTTGATGTAGTTGAAGACAACGTAATTGAATCTCCTGTAGATTATTCTGACGATTGATTGTTGAACCTTCAATAAAGAATGTGTGAAATTCCCAGAAAAAAAGAAAAAATTTAAAAAAACACTTGTTGTTGATGGTGACTCGTTGATTAAAACCGCCTATCATGGGGCTAAGGATCTTTATTATAAAGATACCCATATAGGTGGGATTTTTCAATTCCTAACTATGGTTAGAAAAATGTTAAACGAGTATAAATTTGATAGAGTGTATGTTTTTTGGGATGGACAATTCAGTGGTAGATTGAGATATGATATCTACAAAGAATATAAATCTAATAGAGATAAAGATTTCTATAATGAACAACCACCTTCTGATTTAGAATTATATCTACAAAAAGAAAGGGTTATTGCTTATTGTGAAGAACTATTCATACGACAATATAGAGATGAAATTACAGAAGCCGATGATTGTATCGGACACTATGTTCAAAATATGTCTGAAGATGAGAAAGTGGTTATAATGAGTAATGATAGAGATTTATGTCAACTAATAGGTGAAAGGGTTGGTGTATATGTAATTAATCTAAAAAGGATTGTCACACAGGACAATTATTTAACATATTTTAATCACCACCCAACAAATCTTAAATTAATAAAAATCATTACTGGTGATACTAGTGACAATATCAAAGGTATACAAGGTATCAGTGAAAAAACTTTAGTTAATTTTTTTCCAGAAATTAAGGAAAAAACTTTGACTTTAGAATATATTTTTAGTAAAATTGTAAGTATACAAAATGAAAGAAAAAATAGATTGAAATCACTTGATAACATACTAAATAGAGTTACCAAAGGTTCTCAAAAAGATAAGATTTTTGAAATAAATGAAAGAATTATAAATCTAGGTAATCCCTTATTAACAGAAACAACTAAAACAGAATTAGATAACGTTTTTAACACCCCAATAGATCCTGAAGGAAGGGAAGTAAAAAATGTAATAAAAATGATGTTAGAAGATGGGTTAATGATGGCAATACCTGGAGGTAGAGATGGGTATATAAATTTTTTACAACCATTCCTATCGATAATAAAGAAAGAAAAAAGTTATTACAGTCAAAATTATGAATAAAGAAATGAAAAAAAGTTATCAAAGTTATCCGTATGAATTTTTATTTATGATTAACGGAAACCCAATCGTAGGTAGAAATTTTAATGTTAAAAATTTCAATAGAGACTCTCTATTATCTTACGAAATAAAAGAAACTATAGATAGTGTAGTAGATGTTATAAAAGAACATTTTAAAAATAATACATATGATTATATGGAAAAGTATTATAACTTCTATACTACGGCAGAGGAAACTGAAAAGGTTGACATATATGAAAACGAAGACTTCTTTACTTTACAATTAAAAGTGAAAGACAGAGTTATATGTGAAAGAATTTTTAGTGGTAACGATTA